TCAGACCTTGATGATGTAATTCACCACCAGGAATGGCTGCATATTGTTATGCGGCTGATCGCCGCCGGTTGGCGAAACGCCGTATTGAACTTGCGCAGAGGGGCTAACCCCAGCGTAGGTATACGCATTCATACCGTAATAGTTTTGGTGCATTGCGCCGTACTTGTGATCATGCGAAGGCATCTCATCAACGGTCAACTGATGGGCTTCAGCACCATCGACCGCACCAATGACACGATCTGTCAGGCCGTCGCCCTGACCGGCACCGACCGGAATACGACCGCGCAGATCCGGCAGTTTGAAACCACCGGCTGACTGGCCATCGCCATAGGTGGTGCCAATGGCTGCAAACAGATCGGCAAACTCGCTTGCGGGCACTTCCGCGCCATCACAAATCAGGAAGCCTTCCGGGGCCACCGAACCGGCAAAGGGCAGCACGGTCGCGACGGGCACCGAACCGGAGGAGCTACCACCAAACATGACCTGAAGCGCTTGCAAAAACTGGGTATCGTCCATGCGATCCGGAACAATGTCCGCTGCCAGAACAACGTTGAGAACTTCGCTTTCAACCGGGCTTGAACACTGCATATGAATTCTCCAATTGCGGGGCAAAAAGAACCCCGGCAAGCGGTGCCTGCCGGGGGAAAGATGTCTGGTTTCAGAAAAACTTATTGAGCTGAAACACTGGGATAGCATCAGGGTTAGGGATGACCCGAAACCGTCATATCAAAGCCGATTACGCCACTACTTGTTCCGCCATTTGGTGATCGCATTGCAATCCCGGCAAGATGGTAGCCTTCGGTTAGAAGGCCGGCATAAGTTGGCGCAAGAGAAGCCTGCGGCTGAACTCCGCTGGCATAAGCTCCGATTGGTGATCCATCAATTGCCACCATAGCTGCCGATCCATTCGAGCAATCGGCATAACCAGCAGCACTCAAACTTACAGCATCATCAGCCCAGCACAGGAAGCCAATTGAGTTTGCTGTCGTGGTAACGATCTGGAAGGATGTTGACGAAACAGAAACAGCACCAGTGGAAGAGTTTTTGGCAATCGGCTGACGATTATACCAGCTTGCCACAAGTTCTGGAGCTGCAGGCCATGCATCGTTTTGCAGCACATATACCATGCCTACCAAGGTTCTGGTTTCATCGCCAAGTTTGATTTCGATACCTGTGACTTCGCTCTGCGTATGGCCGACTGATGACCATTCCAGCACCAATTCCCCATTGATTACCGCTGCATAGACGTAATACAGGTTGTTTGCTTGGGTTGATGTCGCAGCGATAGAAACCCCTTCCACTGGGATATCGTATAGCCCACCATTGATCACAATTTTACGACCACCAAAACGACGGAGTACCAACATACCGTTGAGCTCGACCAAACGGCATTGGCTTGTCGTGCATGATGCAGCAAAGTTTGCGATTGCGGCACAGAGGTTCATTTGTTCGTTAGTTGTCATTCGTCACTCTTATGTACTGGTCGATAACGAAAACCCCGGCAAGCGATGCCTGCCGGGGGAAAGATGTCTGATTTCAGAAAGACTTACTGAGCTGAAACAGTGGGATAGAACGCCTTGATCGCATAAGTCATCGCAACGTTGCGCGGGCGAACTGCACCGGAATAACCCTGATCTCCCGAGACGCCCGGCAAGGCTGTGATGGATTGTCCCGGAGCACCTGCAAGTCCACCATCCAAGTAGTCGCTTGAGTCATATGCCTCGTAACCGAGGGCACCAGCAACATCACCAGAGGTGAGAGTAGTGGTAACGCTCCAAACTGAGTCATTGCCCGTATCAAAACCTGCAATGCTTGGCTTTTGCCAGGAGCCGAACACACGCCCCGCATCTACGCCGCGCCCATCATCAAAACCACGCACGAATTCGCCGCGCAGATCAGGAAGATTGAAGGTCGAAACCTGATCACCATGGCCCCAAAGCGTGCCAATTTCTGCAAACAGATCAGCATATTCCGTGCGCGAGATGGCAGCGCCATCACAGACCAGCCAGCCTTCCGGGGCGGTCGGCATGGCAAAGGCCGAGACGGAGCCGATTTCGCTGCCGATGATAACGGTGTTACCACCGCCATTGCCGCCACCGGAAATCAGGGTGTTGATCGCCTGAAGCAGCTGGGTTTTGTCATCGCAATCGGGCCAGATACCGGCCCCCTGAATGACATTGAGGATTTCACATTCGACAGCAGTATTCCCCTGCATGGGCAGTCTCCTTGGTTGGGAAAAGAAAACCCCGGCAGCAGTGCTACCGGGGCCGAGGTTGAGGGAGGAAATAAAAGAGATGCGCGCTTAGTCGGTATTGGCCGTACCAATCGCCGTCATGTCGCGGACATCAACGCCCGCAGCACCCGAGCTTGCGACCACGAACAGGCCGCCCGACAGGGTGGCGTCGCGGTTGGTATTGGCGATGATGAAATCACCGACGCGCAGCATGTCGCGCGCATCGGCAAAATAGCCCGATGTATCAACGTCGGCGGCGACATCCGGGGTGATGTAATGCCAAAGCGTAAAGCCGTTGGCATAGGCCAGAACACTGAGGTTTCTGGCTTTGAAACCTTCTGCCATCTATGGGCTCCTGTGGTTGTCTTTGTCAGAGATTTGAGCTTGCCGGTCGAGGTCCCTGCCTTCGCGGGGTGACGATGGGTAAAACAAGCGCGTGGAACGAACGTCATTCCCGCGCAAGCGGGAACCTCGAGCAGCGTATTGAGCAGGACTTCGGCCTTATTCCATGGCCTGCAAACAGGTCACCCCATCGCCGTCAATCAGGGCAGCGCCCTGTGACATGGAGTTGTTCACGAAATGCGCCGCATGATCGCCATGCCAGGTGATATCGGATTGAACGTCCGAGCCAATCGCGTGACCGATGGCCGTGCGGTGATACCAGAAACAGGACCGGATGCCGGCCGCCACCGGAAGCCCCGAATGGGGCATCCAGAGCGTTCCCAACCATCGTTTGGCCTGTGTGCCCTTCCAGGGCAGATCATCATCACCGATATAATCTGCATTGGAAAATTCGTTGATCTGCAACAGTTCCGACCATTGTTTCCAGCCGACAATCGCATAGCGCTGCCCGTCATCGGGAACATCGCGTTCGCCCAGTCCTTCGAACGCCATCATGACTTTTTCAAGCGTCATGCCCTCGGCGTTATCGGGCACGATATCGTCGCCCTGCACCAGTGCATTGATGATCAGCTCGTCGGTCTTGCGGCCCAGCGCATAGGCCCCGGCATTGGCCAGAACCATCTTTTCGTCATGGTTGATTTTAAGTTCATCAAGCGCATCAACCCAGTCCCCGGCATAGTAATCGCGCAGATCACACCGCACCGCTTCATGATCGACATTCATCACCGGTACCTTGCCGTGGCGGGCCTTGGTCATTGCCGTGCCCTTGCCGACTTTCTGGAAAACCGTGGTCGCGCCCTTGATCGAATTTTTCACCCGGACCGTGTTGCGCAATTTTGATCCCATGCACTGATAGGCCTGATGCACATCGGCCTGAAAATGATCAATAAAGCTTTGATCAATGGTATCGCTCATCGCTATTCGCCCCCTTTGAAGAAATGAAATCCGGGCATCAAAAGCCCGTCACCAAAACCATCTGCCCCTGGTGCCCGTTACGCGTCATCTGTTGGAAAATGCGGTTGTCCTAATCGCCACACAGGCGCGCAAAGCCTGCCTGGACCTCGGCAATCAGGGCCGGATCGCGATCACGCCAATAGCGCGGATCATTCATTTTGGCCCGGATATCGGCGCGCAAATCGCCACTGCCATCGGCATCATTGGTACGACCCAATGTGATCTCGCCTGCCTGCGTCATCAAACGATGGAGCGCCATCACCCCGTCCCTGGTCTGACAAAGTGTTTCAAAGGCCGCATCGGGCAGATTGGCCCGCCCCCATTGCTCGATCTGCGGTGCCAGGGCCTGCCATGCGTCCTTGCCACCAAATTCCGTGATCAGGGCCGCCCGGTCCGATGCCCGTTTGGCGGCCTGATCCATATCGGCCATCATCGGCCCCAGAATTTCCCCGGCGAGATCATAAACAAGCTGGGCCTGCGCATTGTTAAATCCCGCTTCATGCAGGCGCTTGTTCAGATCGGGATCCATACCGCCAAGCGCATCATCAACCGAAATCGCATAGTCATCAGCACTGGCAGGCACCGTGAGCATATCGGCGTTATTCCCGTCATGCTCATCACCCTGATCATCCGGCAAGCCCCCAGACAAAAGCCCCGCATCAGCGGGGCCCGGATCAGGAATTTCAGTTTCAATTTGTGGTTCGGCACCACCGCCCGACAGGCTGTCATTTGGCGGTGTTTCATTATCCGCGATGATGTCAGTCATCTGCCTCCTCCGCAGTGTTGTTTGCTGTTGCAAGCCGCCGGATCAAAAGCACCAGTGCGCGTTGCCCTTCGCGCATCCAGATCGCCCCCGGACGTGCATCCGGGCCAAGGGCGCTGTGCAGAATATGGGCTTCAAGATCATCGAGAACCTGTTGCCCGGCGGGACTGTCAAAACAGGCCTGCCAGTGATCATTTTCCGCGCCCGGATTTGGAAACTCTTGCGGTTCGAACCAGTCCCAACCGTTTTCGGTGTTCATGCCAGTTCCTCCGCCATAATGGTCGGCAAGGCCGGTTTCAAAAGATGGTCCGGCACGCCAAACTGATCGGCAAGCCAGCGCACCATGACCGGCAAGTCGACCTCATTCATCGCGTCGGGGCCAAGGGTTGCGATGCGTGAAAGCCAGTCAAGCGCCTGCCCCGCCTGAACCCGTCTTGGCAATTGCGCCAGCGGCGCGGAATGGCGCAAAACCACAACATCCCCGTCAATCGGAATGTCGGGAAGTTCCCCGGTCCGGCTCAGGATATGAAGCGACCGGCGGATCAGCGGATAAAGCAATTCCGCCTGCAACCGGCCATAGGTCGCACCAAGCAACCGCGCATTTTCCGATGCACGTTCAAGCACCTCGGTCGCGGTCATGCCCGGTTGATCAACCTGCCCCAGCCGGTCGGCCAGAAGACAACGGCGAATACGGTCGCGCAGGTCTGCCAACACAAGGTCAGACACATCAAACCGGCCTGGCGCATCAAGCGGCTTGAGCCCCGCCGAGCCCACCGCCTTGGGAATGATGCTGCCCGGTACAAGTCGAATGGTGGCCGGGTTTAACACCCCGTCATCATCGGCCTGCCAGATGCCGGTCACGGCAATCGATGCGTTTTTAAGAACAAGTTCGACCACCTTGTTCGCGGTTTTGATATCAGGCAGCGCCTTCATCACAGGCGACCTTCCATAAATCTCGCCTGGGGCCTTCATCCAGCGAAAGGCGATATAGGGCGACACATCAAACTGCCCGCGATAAATCAGATCATCCTGTGATGCCCCGCCTTCCTCGCGAAAGACGTAAATCTCATATCCCGATTGCCCGCTGGTGGCCGGTATAACCGCCTCGATCACGGCAAAGCGTTTCTGATGATCTTCTTCGTCATTGCTTGCCCCGAATTCGGGCAGCTTCCCGGCATCTGGCCAGTTCGACCTGATGTCATCACGGGTCAGCATCAGCTTGCGAAATACCGCGTCCATCTTGCCATCAGATCGTTCTTCAAAGGCCAGATCACGCAGCGGAACGGCAGCAAACCGAAAGGCCGACGGGCTTTGCAGACCGGCCTTTTCAAGTCGCAGGCATGCGGTGCCAGCCGTGACCAGATCAAGAAAGGCCTGATGCATCTCGACTGCAAAGTTCGAACGGTCAAAATGCCCCTGAAGAATGCGCACCGCACGGCCAAGCTGTTCTGTCAGAACCTGACGATCATCGGACGCAACATTGCCGCCCGGTTCAAGATCAAACCAGCCACCCGCAGGCGGGGTAATTTCGGCCATCAGACTTGCGGCAAGCTGTTCGACCGCATCAGGTGCGGTTGCGTCAAACACCCGGTCAAGGCGCTTGCCCCCGCTGGTTTGCCGGGCGGCACCATTGCGTTGAGGCAGGGCAAATTCATAACATTCCTGCCAATGGGCCAGCCAGTTGCGCCGACGGCCCACCGCCTTTTGATAGCGGCTGCGCAGCTGGGCAATACTGGTGTTGGTGTTGGCGTTCTTGTCCCTGGCGCTGGGCTTTTGCGGCTCCTGCCCGGCGGCACCATGGGTCATCTGTTTTGCCGGTTTTGCCATGCCTATTCCCCCAAAAGGTTTTTGCCACCGCCAAGCCCGGTGATGCGGTCATTCAGCAAGCCGCGAAAGCTTGTGGTGATCAGGCTGGACCGGCCATAACGCCGACGTTCAAGGGCTTCCTTGCGGGCGTTTCCGGTTGCGGTTTCCGCGCCGGTTGGCGTCTCCGCAGCCGCATCGTTGGTGGTGGTTGCGGTCGTGACCGGATTGCTGACCATGACCGGCTTTGGCGTTGAAAACAGGCTTCCCATCGCGGTCTCCGGGTTGTGAAGTTTGGTGATGGTTGCGAAAGAGCACGTTGCACGAGCCCCCCGCCTTCGCGGGGATGACGGTGCCCAAAACAGCTGCAAGGAACGAACGTCATTCCCGCGAAGGCGGGAAACGCGATCCACAAGCTCACGGCCAAACGCAAAAACGCCCGCAAGGGTCGAAACCCTGCGGGCGCAGTTGTGGCGTTGATTTGTCTCTTATAGCATCGCAAAAAGAACAAATCAAGAACATTTTTCAGAAAAATAAACATGGCCGTTTTCAGCTGTCCGGTCCCTGCCCGTTTGGCTTTGCGCGTACATATGACGATAAAGCTGCCAGGGGGTGATGATCCAAAAGGCCGAAATGCCCAGCAATCGTTTAACCAGTTCGACACAGCTCATCGGGCCAAACCGGGCCTTGCGCGTGACCATGTGCGGGTAATGGGCCCAGATGCAATGATGGCCGATTGACCGGTAATAGGCCGCCGGATCAAAGATCGGCGAATAGGCCCAGCTTTCACAGCGCACCCGGTGGCTTTGCGGATCAAGGCAAATCCATTCCCCGGCCCGCAATCCCGACACCAGCACAAAGCAATGGCGAAATCCGGGTTTAAGAAGCCGCAATAACCGCTTTTCCGGGGCATCGGCAAAGACCACCAGAACCGATACCTCGCGCGCCGATGTCGACTGGCTGATCCATTGATCAAGCGACGTATCGTTGCTGGCATCCGCATTTGGGATGGCATGATAACTGTCGTCGTTACCTACCCTGCCCGGCGCGACAGAGCACAGATTTTCAAAACTCAGATTCCGCATGGCGACAAATCCCCGCGCAGTTTGATCATGACCTCGTCATGGTGGAAATCCTCATCGCGGCGGCGCGTCACAATCCCGCGTGTGATCAGGACATTTTCAAGCGCCTCCATGGCCTGCCGCCACAGGCTGTCCTTACCTTTTTCACGCGGATCACGGGGATCGGGTTCGCGTTCCACCAGCCCGAAATATTCAAGAACCTGCAAATGCCGGTCGGTCAATGTCCCGGCCTGTTTCAGCCGCATCACCGCGTTATAGACATCATCGGGATCGCACGGGCGCACCACCTCGCCCGCATCGGCGATCACGCGTGCGCCCTCGATCCGCGCGGTCTGACATCGCACGAACCAGAACCATGCCTGACGCGCACTGGCAAAGGGCGTAATTTCACGCTCTGACAGGGGTTTTGGAAAAAGTCGTTGTTCGGTCAC